GAAGATACTGAAATTCTGATAAAAACAATCACGGAAGCTCTACAAAATGGTGCAACAGCTCTTTCTCAATAAGCAAGATTGCGAGCATTTGCTTGGCAAATTTCTTGACGAATCGCATTACGATATCCTTGTTGACTCAGACACTGACGCTTATGCACGCATCAATTCACTTGATGGTGAACTTGGCGCAGATGAAAGCGTGTGTTTGTTCAAATTCAGGAAAAATGTTTTCTCTGCCGAAGATCAGCGTGGTGTATACGAAGGTTTGATCGGCGCTGCTGTTGAAACTCAAAATCGCGGTCTGGCTGCTGGTCCGAAAGGTGAAAAACTTCAGAACCGTGAATGGGTGACCGATTGGCAAATGGAAGCGCTAGATTTGCTTCAAAATCCAAACGCTCGTCTGGACGGCGAAGATCCGATCCGAGCTCATATAGCAGCAAAAGCATCGTTCAAGGATGATTCTTCTCGTGGTCTAGTATGGTTGAGATCTAAGATAACTAGCAATGGAGAAGAGTATGAAGGATTCTTCGAACGTTGGTTGGAATCGGTGATTGATCTTCCGCCGCCAGAACGTGCAAAGCGTGCTGCTGAATATACAAAAACATGTATCAGTCAGACCACGTATGCCAATCCCGTGAACTCTGGTGTTGCCGGGTTCTTTGATCGTTATCCAAGATACCCATATGGTCGCTCTTGTGCTTACAATGCCAAGAATCCGGAACTGTTTGCAAAGAGTTTTCCATATCTTCGCAAACTGAATCATGCGTTCAAGAAGCTTCTTCCGCAACGTTTTACTGCTCAGCAGGCTGCTGCCAATCGGATTGATAAACGCTTCCTCGTCGGTGAAGACACAGTGTTTACCACGCTAACTGTGAACAAAACATTTCGCACGGCAGCTCATCGCGATGCTGGTGACTTGGGCGTTGGATTCTCGAACCTCGGTGTTATTTCAACTGGTAAGGATTTCAAGGGCGGCTATCTCGTTCTTCCAGAGTATCGCGTTGCTATCAACATCCGTCCTGGCGATCTGCTTCTAATTGCCAACCATGATGCTATTCATGGTAACACACCAATTGAAGCGGTTGATGGGAATCCTGACGGCATTGAACGCATGAGCATTGTTGCGTATTTCCGCGAAAAGATGCTTGAGTTGGGTTCATGGGAATACGAAGAAGCTCGTCGTGGATACGTCGAAGAGCGTCGTTTGAATGAATCGCACCCAGAATGGCGACCATTGTGGAATGGCGTCTCTGCTAATATGTTCCAACTCCAAGAGTGGTATGATTGGCTTGGAGCTTTAGATAGAAACCTACTTGAACAATATCATCCTGAAGCTGTGAAGCAGAAGGTTGCAACACTTGATGACTTTTTCTGATGACTGAACAAACAATTCCGCAGGTTGAAATTCCTGCGTTAGTGCCAGATACTGATCCGGTACTTTACGAACCTGTCGTTCCATTTGATTTTTCCAACCCTCCGATTGACCCTGTTTTGCTTTCTCACACGCTAGCACAGGCATTGATCAAGCACAAGGGCATTGGAATTTCCGCAAATCAACTTGGATTGCCATATCGAGTTTTCGCTATGGCAACGAATCCGATCACGGTTTGTTTCAACCCGCGCATCGTTGATGTAGGTGATGAACAGATCGTATTGGATGAAGGATGTCTCTCTTATCCTGGTGTCTTTATCAAGATCAAGCGTCCCAAGAACATCAAGGTCCGTTTCACTCTTCCTAATGGTGAGACTGTAACGCACACGTATTCTGGAATGACTTCTCGCATTTTCCAGCATGAATACGATCACCAAGAAGGTATCAATTTCATTGATCGCGCTGGTCCGATGGCAAAGAAAATCGCGTTCAAGAAACTAGAAAAACAAAAGAAGCTGCAAAAGCTTCGCAATCAATTCACGAGGTAAATAATGTCTGTTGAAGTGAAAGTCTTTAAGACTGCTATCGGTGAGGAAATCATCGGTGCTGTGGAAACGCATGAAGGTGGTGTGTGGGTTGTGACTGATCCGCTTGGAATCGGCATCGATCAGCGCGAAGGTAAGCTTGTGTTTGTGCCTTATATGCCGTACACTAGTGCTGCACAGAAGTTGGTGATTTACGAAACCGCTCTGTTGTTCGAACCGCTTGATCCGGTAGATTCGATTTACGACGACTACATCAATGCGACTCGCAAAATTGCTGTGCCAGGACGCAGCGGAAAGATCCTGACCCCAGTCAAATAATAACAAGGGATAAACTTTGGAAATTAAAGTGGAAATCGCTGATCTACAAAAGCGATCTTTGTTTGTGGCAACTCCAATGTACGGCGGACAGTGTACGGGAGCTTTTTGCCGTTCTATGCAAGACTTGACAGCGCTGTGCATGAAGTATGGTATTCAAATGCGCTGCTATTATCTGTTCAATGAATCTCTGATCACTCGCGCTCGCAACTATGCCGCAGATGAGTTTATGCGTTCTGGCATGACTCACCTCATGTTCATTGACTCCGATATCGGATTTGATCCGAATGACGTGATTGCTTTGCTTGCTCTTCAGTCTGAAGAGTCTCCATATGACATCATCGGCGGTCCGTATCCGAAGAAGTGCATTGCTTGGGAAAAGATCAAGCAGGCTGTTGACAAAGGTTATGCGGACCAAGATCCGAATGCTCTGGATCAATTCGTTGGTGACTATGTTTTCTCGCCTGTCTTCAAAGAAGGTGTGACTGAAATTCGCCTTGATGAACCAGCAGAGGTACTTGAAATTGGTACCGGATTCATGATGATTCGTCGTGAGACGCTCGAAAAGTTCGGCACCGCGTATCCGCAACAATTCTACAAGCCTGATCATGCTCGCACAGAGCACTTCGATGGTTCGCGTGAAATTTGCGCGTTTTTCGACGCGGTGATAGATCCTGACTCCAAGCGTTATTTGTCTGAAGACTACATGTTCTGTCAGTGGACGCGCAAGATTGGTCTGAAGACTTATCTGTGTCCTTGGATGAAGCTGAGTCATACGGGCACATACACTTTCGGAGGATCGTTGATGGCAATCGCTTCGATTGGCGCTTCTGCGACAGTTGATCCTTCCAAGCTTGCAAAGAACAAAGGAGTTGCTCCGACTCCTGCTCCCAACAAGCAAACCAAAAAGAAAAAGTGAGGTAAGAGTTCGTAATGGAAATTATCAAGGTAAACCGTCTCCATCTCTTGGAGACTCTCAAGAAAAATCGTGAGCTTCATTCGGAAGAATATAAGCTCGCAGAAAAAGGTTATTGGCTTCAGATCGAAGATGCTTTGAAGGCTGCTCTCAAAGAAATTCGCAAGACTGGCAAAACCAACGTCAACAAGTTCTACGGAATGTCTGCTCCACAAGATCACACCAAGGATTATGATGTTGTGATCAAGATGTTGGAGTTCAGTGTCGATGAAATCATCGAACTGGATCACAATCGTTTCCAGCAATATGTGATGGATAATTGGAGCTGGAGCACCACGACCAAGTCGATCAACACGTTCTATGCTTCTGCTGCACTTGGAGCTTTGAAGTGATGGACAACGAAAAGCTGCTCAAGACCATCAAGGAACTCAGCAACTCTATGACGCGAGTTGATGGCGAAAAGGATTTCCAAAAGGAAACAATCAATGCTGCTGCAGAGGAACATCAGGTCAGCAAGAAGTTGATTCGCAAGCTGGCGAAAGCCTATCACAAACAAAACTACACTGAAGAAAAGGCAAGTGCCGAAGAGTTCACCGAACTCTATGAAGCTGTAGTAGGAGAGGTTTGATCATGTTCAATCCGAATTTCAATCTTAGTGGTTACGTTTGCCAGCCTGGTGATGTTACACTAAACGTGCCAGCTTCACGATAATAAATCGAGGTTCTGTTATACAATGAAGATTTCTGCTTCAACGCTGAACGTACTGAAGAATTTTGCAACGATCAATTCAAGCATTTCTGTTCAGCCCGGATCACAATTCAAGACCATCTCGGCACTCGGAAACGTGATGGCAACCGCAAACGTTGCGGAAACATTTGAAGTCCCATTCGCGATCTACGATCTCGGACAGTTCCTCGGCGCAGTTTCTCTGTTCGATGATCCTGATTTTGAGTTCGATACTTCTCATGTGAAAATCTCGAGCGGCAACCGTTCGATTCGCTATTTCTATAGCGATCCTTCTCTGATTAAGAGCCCAGGTGATAAGCAAGTGAAGCTCCCGTCGCGAGACGTTGAGTTTAGCTTAGTTGAGAACCATATCAGTGGTCTGCTCAAGGCGGCTTCTGTGTTACAGGTCCCAGAAGTTGCTGTGTTGTCGAATGGCAAAGGCAAGACTCGCGTCGCTGCGATCAATTCAAAGGAAAGCACTTCCAATGAATTCAACATCACGGTTGATCATGAGTCTGACAAGCCATTCTCGTTCTACTTCAAGTCTGAGAACTTGAAGCTGATTACTGGTGATTATGACGTCACTATCAGTGCTCGTGGTATTTCCGAATTCAAGAACACGAAACAAGACGTGACTTATTGGATCGCGATCGAGGCTCACTCGAAGGCAGGTTGATGTGACCATTTCGGTACAAGTTAAGAACAATGGTGTCAAAGGACAGGTTGTCGTTGTTGGTAACATTGACAAGGATGGTAAGAAATACCCAGTGCGCGAACTTCAGGCTGGTGAAACACACACGACTTGTGTTTGGAAAGAAAGTGGTGTGTATGTTGAAGAACTAGAAGCTTGAAATTTTGAGGGAGCGCGATGCTCCCTCTCTCTTTTGTAATGGAAATGAGTATGCTTGAGAAAGAAGAGTTTTTGTGGGTTGAAAAATATCGTCCGCACAAGGTTTCTGATACCATTCTGCCCGATGATCTGAAGAAGACGTTTCAGACATTCGTTGACAACAATAATATCCCAAATTTGATGTTGTCTGGCGGTGCTGGTACTGGTAAGACCACAATTGCACGAGCGATGTGCGATGAGCTTGGTATCGATTGCATTGTGATCAATGCATCTATGAACGGTGGCATTGACACGCTTCGTACACAGATCATGAACTTTGCTTCCAGTGTGTCTTTGACTGGAGGACGCAAGATGGTGATCTTGGATGAGGCTGATTATTTGCCGCCGTTGACGCAGGCTTCGTTGCGAAACTTCATGGAAGAGTTTTCCAAGAACTGCGGCTTCATATTGACATGCAATTTTAAGAACCGCATCATTCAACCGCTGCACAGCCGTTGTTCAGTGATTGAATTCAAGATCAGTGCTTCTGATAAACCGAAAATTGCTGGCTTGTTCATGAAGCGCGTGCAGCAGATATTGGATCAAGAAAAGATTGAATATGATCCAAAGGTTGTTGCTGCTGTAATCACAAAGCATTTCCCTGACTGGCGCCGCGTGCTGAATGAGCTTCAGCGTTACAGCGCAACTGGTAAGATCGATTCTGGCATCTTGGTCAATATGATTGATGAGTCCTTCAAAGGTCTTGTTGAACTTGTGAAGTCCAAGAAGTGGAAGGAAATGCGCAAGTGGGTTGGTGAGAACATGGATTCTGAACCGACGGCTCTGATGCGCAAGTTCTACGATGAAGCATTTGAGATTGTGAAGCCTTCTTCTGTTCCAACGCTGGTGCTGTTGATCGCAGACTATCAATACAAGATCAACTTCGTTGCTGATGCGGAAGTCTGCCTCGTTGCATTCCTGACTCAGGTGATGACCGAAGTGGAATTTGTATGAAATTCAAAACTCCGACGACACCCAGGAAATGGCGGAAGCTGTTGCCGAAACGAACTGAATGGACCATCAGTTTTGGGTTCGATCCAAACGAACCCATTCGCGAATTTCATTATTTCCGGAAGGTCTCTTACTTCAAAGGTAAACGTTACGTTTGGCACACTTGTCAACGCAATGTTGAATATGATGTTGTGAGACGATTGTCAAATGACATTCTTGAAGAAATTGACGCACAGATCATGAAAGATTTGATCGTCGCGCTACGTGAGCAGGAATTACAAGATGGCACCAAAGAAACAAACAAAACCGAAGGAAAGTCTACCTAAGCAAGAAAAAGCCAAAGCTGAATATAGCCCATTCGACTTCATCAATGCCATTTCTTATGACAAGCTTGATTTAATTCGCAAGTCTGAGAATCCAGAAGCTGCTGAGAAGCTATACAATCCATATTTGACTAATCGTGGTCTTTCGTATCACATGTCGTCAATCATGGAAGCCAACATTCTGAACCAAGTCCATTATCTGGATAAACAGCTGCAATTTGATTGCGCACTACATATGGTCAGAAAGGAAAAACGCTTCTCAAAGTGGTTTAAGCCTGAGGCAAATGAAGTCATTGAGCTGATCTGTAAGCACTACCAGTGCAATATACGTCGCGCGCAAGAATATGCTTCGATCCTTACTCCGGCACAACTTGAGAGGATTCGGGAGCAACAATTTACAGGTGGTACCAAGCGATGATTTCTGTTGACACAATGGTAGAAGTGAAGCTGAAGCAGGAAGATGATTTCCTGAAGATCAAGGAGACACTGACGCGAATTGGCGTTGCCTCCGAAAGAACTAAAACCCTCTATCAATCTTGCCATATTCTGCACAAGCGCGGTCGCTATTACATCACCCACTTCAAAGAGATGTTTGCTCTAGATGGCAAACCAACATCGCTAGATGATGAAGATGTGCAGCGCCGTAACACAATCGTGAAACTCCTTTCTGACTGGGGTCTTTTGACGGTTGTTGATTCTGCTTTGATCGCCGATCAAGCACCAATGCGCTTGGTGAAAGTCATTCCTTATAAGGAAAAGGATCAGTGGCAGTTGGTGGCCAAGTATAGGATTGGCAAGAAAGCATGATTGATGAATATGATGCGCAAATAGCACATCTGTTGGCAAGAAGAGACTACAATGACATCTTTCGAGCGCAGATAGAATCTGGGTTTGCTGAAAATCCTGATGCGAATTGTGTGAAGGTGCTCTATATGCTCCACAAGAGGGATGATAGTAAATCTGTTCTCGGTCTTGATAGCAACTATCTTTATCATTCCTGTATCACGTTGCTTCCTCTTGAATATTCAAGAGGAATAGGTTTTTCAAAACACGATATTGAACGACTAGACACATATCATCGCCAGCCTGATGCTGCAGAAGGCGACGAAAGACCGACCAGTGTTCCAAGATTTGTGCATCCAGATGTTTACACTGAACGACAAGTTGAAATTTTGAAGAAATTTGGACAAATACACGATGACTGACAAATTTTACGGACAAGGCTACGTTGAAGATCAGCCTAAGTCCTCTGATCCACAACGAACGAATTACGAGAAGGTAGTTCAGTTCATGAAGATCTTCGGTCAGCAGGTCTATGACTTTCCGACCATCCCCGATGAAACTATCCAGAAGCTTCGCGTCGATTTAATTGACGAAGAGTTCAATGAATTCAAGGAAGCGCTTGCTGCGAAAGACATCGTTGCAGTTGCTGATGCTTTGACAGACATCCTGTATGTCGTGTATGGAGCAGGCGCAGCGTTTGGTATTGATCTTGACGCTACGTTTGCTGAAGTGCATGACTCGAACATGTCGAAGTTGGGTGAAGATGGTCAGCCGATTTTCCGTGAAGATGGAAAGGTGCTGAAAGGACCGAACTATTTCAAGCCGGATCTGTTCTCTGTCCTGTTTAAGAACAACGAACCGGTTGAACCCGATCTAGTCGAAATCCTCTCGTTAGAGGCAGCTGAGGAAGAAGGGCTGTACGATTTAGTGGTTCGAGACTCGATCGGCGTCGTGCACACGTTTAAAGCAGCCTACGACGAGGAAAACGGCTCCCTTACGGTACTTTGAGCGATTTGTCCTTGACTTTGGGTAGTTAACTAAACGTTAAGATGCCGTTAAGCCTGTTTGTTAGTTGCCTGTAAGTTGTTGATTTTACTCATGTTTTAGTCCTTTACTTTCCCGTAACTTACTGCTACAATGGTTTCGGGAATCTGGGAATCAACAATGAGTAAGCGAAAGCCGCGTTCCGACAGGAACCACGTGGTGTATCGTCTTACGAATCTGATTACTGGCGAATTTTACATCGGCATCACGGTTGTCCGCAACGGCAATCTGACGGCTTCGCTCAGGATCAGGTTTCGGGGACATTGTTACAAAGCCTTCGTAGAGAAAAAAGATTGGCCAATGCCAGCAGCCATTCGGCGTTACGGTGCTGAATGCTGGAAGCACGAGCCGATTCTGATCGTACGAGGAAAAGCTGCTGCTCACGAAGCAGAAGTTGCTCTCATCAAAAAGATGCGTCCTCATCTCAATGAGGCAAGCGCATGACATAGGAATCTCACATGACAACATCCAACGTTTGGACGGTGCAGCGTCGCTATCACCGTGATCCGAATGCGGATATGGGAAGAATGGATTGCTATCCAGAAGGAAAGCAGATCACCCTCATCACGCCCGCAGAACTTGCTACGCTTGAACATGGCACTCTCTTGTACGATATTTTTGGTTTTCCTGCCACGGTAGGTGTCGATGAAATCGACATGGACAGTCGTGCAGGGTACCTCGCATATGGACTTCCAATCGAATAATAATCTGTCAAATGGATAGTTGACGTTGGTTTACAATTAGGGTTTTTGTGCCAGGGACATGCTATATTAGTGTGTCCCTCTTTTTCATCCACAAAATGGAGAATCTATGACAAAAAAGGAAGGAATTGGTGACGTCAATTCAAACGTTGTTGGTTCTGGTGCGCGCTTCAATACGGGAAAGGTTCGTTATGATTTGATCCCGACACATCTTCTCGAATCGACTGCAAGGGTCTTCGAGCATGGCGCAAAGAAATATGCTGCCTGGAATTGGTGTAAAGGCATGCCTTATTCTGCAGTGATCGGTTGTATCAAACGTCATATCGCAGAAA